CTCTGGATAATACCCACTACTTAAGATGTGTGTTTGTTTTGCTTGTGTGTTAAATACTTTGTTTGGTGCATCTTGCACAGAGTATGTTGCCCCACCACTAGGATATGTTATTGTGTTTGACTTATAACCCTCATTTGTTCTTGCAAGGTTTTTACTTTCTTTTAAAAAGAACCACAAATCTTGTTGCGCACCATACTTGTTGATGTATGTTATCTTATTACCAATACCATACTTTGTGCAATCAATTCTTTTTATATTACACACTACACTATCAACTGTTGTTACACTTGTATCACTTACCGTATAAGGTGTTACTGCTAAACCATTTAAACTTGTTATGTTTGGTATTATACCAGCAGTATTGTTAGGTATAAATATTGTAAAGGTGCTTGTATCTGTTGTTGGTATTAAGTAAGTAGGTGAAGTTCTAAAAGGTACTTCTGGGTTTACACCTTCTTCAAAAGTTCCATAGGCTTCAAAACCTCTATCAGTTATTGTGGATGGTATGTCAACAGTTGAACCTGTTCCATTTAAACCAGCTTTATTAGTTAGTGTAGTTATAATATCTATTGTTTGTAATACATAGTTACTTTTAAATTCTATTTCTATGTAATCCCTAGCAAGTTCAGCTATATCAAAATTAACAGTTGTACTCGGTTGTACGTTTTTAATCAAAGTGTATCTTAATGTTCCACCTATCGTTACTTCGCATATAGTAGATAATACACCAGATGATGGTATTATTAAACTTTTAAATTGTGGATTTCTTAATGCTAAATTTGCCATCTTAGTAGTCTAGTGTTAGGGTTGCTATAAACAAATAGAACCTTATTGTTGTGTATGTATATCTTTCATCTCTTGCGATGTATTCCCATCCTAACATAAGTCTGTTATGTGGGTAATGAAATGCTATGCCTAATGTCCAATCCATAATTTTATTTTTCGGTGAATACCATCTGTGACCTTATGTCTTCTGCAAATGCTTTTCCCATATCTAATTCATATTTTTGTATTCCAGCTACAAATGGTTTTGTAAAGAATAAGTTTGCTTTTAAACCTTTGTTGTAAATACTTTTTACAATTAAGTATCTCATACTTTGGTAACTCATAAACTTACCTTTTTTATCTCGCCATTGAAACCTTTTCTTTCTTAACCATTTATCAATACCTTTGGTTAAACCACCTTTTGGACCAGTACCGCTACCATATTGAAATGGTGATAGTGCTGCACTTGTTTGTGGATATGTTGAGGTCTTACCCTTTACACCTCTATCAACAAAAGCACCGTAATCTTCCATCATAAATTCTACCAACATTGCTTGGTCATCTTCTAGCAAGTTATAAGATAAAGAGTTGTATAAATCACCACCCCCTTTATCATCTTTGGTCAATCTGCTTCTAGACTGCTGAATTACATATTTAGCGTATTGGGTCATTACCGCTTCAAGATTGTTAAACTCCATTAGCAGATGTATATATCGTTGTAAATTAATATGTCTATTGATGCTGACCATCCAGCAAGTTGGTTTTCAAACCTATCCATAAATGGTTCTAAACTTGGGTTACCCTCTAGCTGATACATATCTTGGTGTAGCTGTCCCATTCTTAACCTTTGTATAAGCCTATTTAAGACCGCTAGTTGCGTGTTTAAAATATCTTGCTCATTAGTGTTACCAGTAAATCTATCTGTCGTTAAATCCTTTGTTTGGTCTACAATGTCACAAGCTAGTATTGTAATGCTAAACCTCAACGCTTGTTCTTCTACACTTACACTATTTACAATGATATGTGCCAATGGGAATATATCTTGATGCATCGAGTTGGCCGTTTGCGGCTGCTCCAAATAGTTCACCATAACCATTGATAATTCTATCCCTAAATTGTACAAAAAAAAAATTGAACCCAGAACAATGTCCATAGGTATTTCTTCTAGCTTTTCTTTTGCATCAACCTCATATTCTACAATAGTATATTTATTACCTATTGATTTTTCTATTGGTCTATACAATACATTCATTGCTATTTGCATATTTTGCCAATCACCAATGTAGGTATCTAAATCTATATATTCACCCAAACTAATATCATCTAGGTTTGGTATCATTCCATATTCAACACCACCAATTTTAAATCTTCTTGTTAAGTCTGGTTTCGCTTCAAACATATTATTTAAAACCTCAACAACTTTGTTTGCATCACCTACCTTAAGCATCCTTACATTCTTTGCTTCCAGGTTGCAAAATATCTCTATCATCTTACATTGTAAAAAGTAACTATCCTCATTGCTATCTTGCAGCTTTAGAAACTTTTGGTATTGCTTTAGTGTTATTTCAGATAAATCACTTGGTACTATCAATTCAACTTTCATACTTATATAACGTTTTTAAAATGGTTTTTTATACTAGAGTAAATATAATAAAAAAAGGCACACCATTTACGATGCACCTTTTACTCAAAACTAACTTAACTAAATCTTTCTATTGACGTTATACGGTGTTGTATGCAATTAAAAAAGACATACAACAATGTATAAAAGTAATAGCGGTTTTCGTTGCTGAACTTTAGTCTTCGTCTAAGTTAAGGTAACATCCAAACCCTTAACGCACTGGTACGATACCGCTACATACTCTTATACTAACCGTTGTATGCAATTAAAAAAGCACACAACAATAAATATAAGTAATGGCTCAGGCTGCTTATCTTCTTTCGCATTTAATTCCAAAGCATTAGCTACTCTTTGGCTACTCGTATTGCCACTACTCATATTCTTGTCAGTTAAATCATACTTGCTTCGTGACAAGCACCAGAACAAACACCAGGCTTGTCTATTTCTGTGCCACACTCTGTGCATTCATATTCTTTGTGTTCTTCTTGACTATACCAATCCATAATATTCTGTTTTAAGTTTACCATTACGGTAATGTTCTACAATTACACCAGTACTTAAAGCTATTACCTTATATGGTCTGATGCTTCTTTTTACTAAAATTTTGTTTATTAATTCTTTCATCTGTTTGTTTTTAAAAAAAGGTAGGTAGCCTCCTATGTAACCTCGCAACGACCAAATATTAAAGTTAGTGGATAACTCCTACCCTTTGCTTATTCATTAAATTCTGCGTGTTCTAAACACTCACCACATAATTCATCACTTAAATAAGATGCTTCTGCACCACAACAATTACTAAACATTTGTAAATATATTTAAAGCATTTAATACTACTACTAAAAATGCTAGTATAAATACTATTGTTAATTGTGTTTTATACTTTTTCATTGGTTGATGTATTTTAATGTAGTAAGTGTTGCAGTAGCTTCTTGCTTTGCTCTTGTAAGCATACACACCTCATCTCTATCAAGGCTGTTATATATCCTTGCTTCAATGTCATCAATCACATATTCTAAATTGTTTATTATTTCTTTCATATCTGTTTTGTTAAATTAATATAGCGCAATATACAAATAAATAACATACCAACAAATAATTTAATAACTTTTATGAGATAAAGTAATTACCTCTATTTGGGTTTTGTAGTTGATATGATACAGCATATCTGATTGCATCTATAATATGGTTGAATTTATCTTGTGGTGTTTTAGACTTTTTTTCTAACCAAGAATAGTTGTTTAGTTCTTTGATGAGGTTGATACTGTTTTCTTCAATTATCAAATCATAATCTTGTAGTAAAGCTATACCATAGGTTATTGAACCTTGACCTTTTATTGCTTTGACTACATTACAACCTTTTGCTTTTAGTTCGTGTAGTAATCTACTTTCCGCACTATCACCTACAATAAGGCTATTATTAGCGTGTTTAAGGTTAAGTTCAGCTATTTCTGATGTGGTAAGACCTTTGAGATAAAAGCACTCCTTTAAATAGATTATTTTGTTTGTGCTATCAATGTTGGTTTCTACTAAAGTATTTTCATCTGCTGCAAAACCATAATCTTGGCCATACACACTTACACCTACTTTTTTAAATTCACCTATCTGCCAATTACTAAATATAACACCCTCTGCTTTTGCTAACCAGCCACCGAGCATCTGATGCTTGTATTTCTCTGGTCTGCGTTTCTTGATGTTTTCTATTTGTTCTAAATAGCTTTTAGATAGGTTTTCTATGTTATCTAAATAAGTTGTGTGTATATAGTTTGTATTTCCTTTGGTTGCATTAGAACCAGCTTGTACACCTTTATCTTCAAAAAATCTATTATATATCCAATGCTCTTTTGTAACTGGGTTTAAAATTAGTATTACCCTATTCTTTTGTTTTAGGTTTCTAACACTTAAATCTATCTTGTCAAAGATGTTTTCATCCATTAATTCTTCTGCTTCATCCATTACCCAAGTTGTAACATTTGTTAAACTTTTTAAATTTGCAGACTGGTCACCACTAGATGTGCGAATACCACGAAAGATTATCTTGCTACCAGATAGCTTATTTCGAACCTCATCCTTTGTGATATGAAAATAGTCTTGTAGTTTAAGTGTTTCTATCTTGTCAATAAATTCTGGTATAATAGAAATGTACGCAGATGATAGTGTAAACCTTGTAAATAAGATTGTATGCCCAGCTTCAAAAGTAAGCAACAATAAAAGCAAGTTTATAGAATACGACTTACCTGAACCACGCCCACCAGTTACAATATAATATCTTGCATCTGATGTTTGGATAGGTTCATACTTTGTGTTTATGTCTATCACTTAAATTTGATGATATCTTTAAAGTTAATATTAAACCCATCAGAAGATGTTATGTCCACACTCTCTTTTGGCTTACCATATCTGTAACCAAAGTATAATGACATAGCACGACTATCACCCTTTAGAATTTGTTTACCTAGTGTTTTAATTACCTCATCATTATCTATAAGGTTATCTAGCTTTTCAATAAGTTTAAGTTCAT